GTTACAAACAATTCCACAGACTGTAAATATTTTTTTATTGTTGATTCGATGGATGCCATGGTTCCCAAAAACGACATAGATAAACCGTTTGAGGAATCCGATAAAGTTGCGGGGGGGTCGGTTTTAAGCTCTAACTTTTTGAAGAAAATGGCGTTGGCTCTTTCGAGTAGGGGTCATATTTGCTTTATGATTTCTCAAGTAAGGAGCAAAGTTAGCGTCAATAAGTTTGACACGGGTGACCCCAAACTTACAAACGCTTCCGGAGGAAACGCGTTGCTCCACTATTCGGACTGGATTTTGGAGTTTCAGCCCCGCTACCAAAAAGATATGATACCCCCCAAGTCAGACAGTCCACAAGGACACAACTGCAAGGTTATCTTCAGAAAGTCCGCAAATGAAAAAACGGGTAAAAAGGTAGAGTACCCAATTAAATATGGCCGCACAAACGGCAGAAGCGTCTGGACAGAGTATGAAGTTATCGGAATGCTTTTGCAGTGGGAGATGGCTAAAGCCAGCGGCGCTTGGATCACCGTGGGAGAACCTTTAATTAAAGAACTTAAAAAGGCGGGCTTAGAAATGACGGTCAAACATCACGGCGAAGAGAATTTGCGTAAATACTTGGAAGATAATATAAAAATATGCGAGTTCCTTTTTAATAAATTTAGAAAAGCTTTACAAATTACAAAGTGAAGCTTTACAACACTTATGGAAGACTCGTATCTAAGAACGTTCAAAAGTATCGCGTTAAATGGGAAGGTAAATGCCGCTCCAACATTCAATTTAAAGTTAAACAATTTTTTAAACCTTATTGGATAAATCACATTTGCTATGAAGAATTCCCCGTTTATGGAACACGAATGAAGGTAGACATGATAAATATGACAAAACGTATTGCCGTAGAAGTTCAGGGCGCTCAACACGAGTCTTTCAATAAGTTTTTTCACGGTAATTCTCGCGCAAAATACCTTGCTTCCATAAAAAGAGATTATGAGAAAAGGATATGGCTTGAAAATAATAATTTTAAAGTTTTAGAAATAAGAGAAGAAGATTTAGCGTCCCTTTCTAGGGGGTACATTTTGGAGAAATTTGAAGTAAACATTTAAAATAGTGTAATTATCCTTATGACAGTAAACGAAGAGAATAGAATACCGGATATCTTGTTGGATCAGTTAAGTGAATGGTCCTGTGGGGGGTTCATGCTTTTCAATTTTGACGAACAAGGTAACCCGCAGGTTTATTCGAAGGCGGAAGACGAAATGAATGCTATGTCTTTACAATACTTTGTGAGTCATTGGTCAAACGCGATGGAGACAATGAACTCGGACAGTTTTATGAACAATTTAAATACTGTCTTTAAAAAACAAGATAAACAAGACGAAGAAGAAGGGTTTGAAGAAAATGAGTGATACCAGTATAAACGAATACTATCCAGAAAATAAACCATCCGAAGCGGTCCCCTCTCTTGTAGCGGGAGAAGCTATTACTCCTCCAAGCGGCGCACTACTACCAGAGAGTGATGCAACACCTGAGGAACGAAAAGAGGCTCTTGGGGCAACACCTACGGAAGTAACCGATTTAGGAATAGACCTTCCAGACATTCCACTTCCTGACGACGAACCCTTAGAGGACGATATTAAAGACGAGTTTAAAGATGCCGCCTTTAATTTTGCAGTTGTGGGGGTAGGCCAAGGGGGGTCTAGAATTGCGGAATCTTTTTGGAACTTAGGTTATCGGAGAGTAGGTATAATAAATACCGCTCAACAAGATTTATCTTTGATTAATATCCCCGATGAGAACAAGCTTCTCATAGGGGATGGGGGAGCTGGGAAAAATCCAGAAGCCGCAGATGAAGTTTTCCGGACGAGGTACGAAGACATTTTAGACTTTCTCAAGAAGACTTTTGGGAATGGATACGAAAGAGTTTTGGTTTGTGCGGGGGCAGGAGGAGGCACCGGAGCCGGAGGTGTCGCTAGGGTTATAGATATATGCCACGACCTTAGTCAATCGCTGGGTAAAGAAAAGAAAGATACGGACGCAAAAATTGGCTGTATTCTGGCTCTTCCGACAAGGGGAGAGGGGATAAAGGTTCAGGAGAACGCCAAGAATACGGTTCTTAGAACGCTCGAGCTTCAAAAAGCCGGGGTAGTTTCTCCATTGGTCATTTTAGATAATGAAAAAATTAAGCAACTTTACCCCAAGCTGAGCGTTAATCAGTTTTGGGGCACGGCAAACAACAGCGTCTGCTCCATCTTCCACCTCTTTAATAAGATTTCGGCGAAAGAGTCAGCTTACACCACTTTCGACAAGGCCGATCTGGATACCATTTTCTCTTCTGGGATAATCATGTTCGGAGCGACACCGGTAAAGGATTATACCGATACGGGCATATCCTACGCGGTAAGAGATAACTTGCGCAAAAACATCTTAGCAGGGATAGACGCGGCTACAGGAAATGTGGCCGCATGCGTTATTATTGGCGACAAAGGGTCTCTCGACAGGATTCCTCAATCCAGTTTGGAGCATGGGTTTGAGCAACTGAGTCGAATGATGGGGGCTGGATCAACTGTTCATAGGGGAATTTACGCAGGAGCAAAGGAAGGCGTAGCTGTATACACAGCGATAGGCGGCTTACAGGCTCCTGATACTCTTTTTGACTATTTCTTCAAGGTAGATCGGGTATACAAATAATAGATGCCCATATACTCTAATCAGATCGAGAGTCACGTCTTAGGCGGACTTCTCAAACACCCTGATGTATTATCCGAGATAGATTCCTTCGTTAATGCAGCGGATTTTTATAATGACATTCATCAGACTATTTTTTGTGTTTTAAGGGATTCCGTCCTTAATAACGAAAAGGTAGATAAGGTACTCGTTGCCACAAAAATATCTAATCTCGGGATTTCGTCCAAAGACGACATTGACATTTATGATTACATCAATACGTTAAGTCATACGTCTATAACACGTGAGGCAGTCGCCGACTTCTGCAAAGAACTTAAGAAAGTCAGAGTTAGGAGAGAGTTAAGTGAAACCGCCGATCGAATAAAAGAGCACGTTTCCAAATTCTCAAATGATGATTTGGATTCAATTATAGCTTCAACGGATGCCATTTATAGTGAAAAGATCCTGAGTTATTCGTTTGAAGACGCTCCGCAGAATGTTTTCGAAGATATTGAGTCGAAAATTAACGAAAGAGCAGATAACCCCGTTGAAGATACAGGGCTCATGACCCCCTTCCCCGCGTTTAACCGCCTTTATGGGGGGTTAAGGGATGGAAATATTTACGCTATCGTTTCTAGGCCAGCACAAGGCAAAACAACCTTCATAAATGAAATGTGTCTTGGGACGGCGATTAGAAATAATGTTCCGGTATTAGTGCTCGACACAGAAATGGGGACCGAGGAAATCCAATTTCGAATGGCGGCAGCACAAACAGGAGTCCCCCTTTGGCACCTTGAGACAGGGAGGTGGAGAAGCGATGAAGAAATGGCTCCCAAAGTAGAAGAGTATTTTTCGGAACTCAAAAAACACAAATATTTCCATTACCACGTCAAGAATAAAACGGCTGATGAAGTATGTGCTATTATACGTAGATGGCACATGAGATACGTGGGCCGAGAAAACAGATGTATCGTTGCGTACGATTACGTTAAACTAACAGGAGAAAGGTAGATAGAAACTGGGCCGAACACCAAGCTATTGGAGAAAAGATAGACAAACTTAAACGTGTGGCTGAAGAAATAAAAGCTCCTCTCATCACCGCCATGCAAATGAACCGTTCTGGTGAAAACTTAGTAGACGATAGTTCAGCCATCTCACTTTCCGATCGTCTCCAGTGGTTTGCTACGTTTGTTGCAATTTTCCGGCGAAAGACGATAGACGAAATGGATAATGATGGTGAAAGATTTGGGACTCATAAACTTATCCCCCTAAAGACGCGTTTTCAAGGACGGGAAGCTGCGGGACATCAGGATTTGATAAGAAGAAGAGTTACGGAGGTAATATATGGACAACAAGTAGAGAACGAAAAATATGTAAAAAATTATTTAAATTTTAGAGTGGAAAACTTTAAGGTAAAGGAAGAAGGAACGTTAGAAGACATAGTCAGGCACGATCACCAACCTCGTAACATTCAACCTGAAACCACCGCTGAGTCGGGAATGGATGTTTTTATGGGGACCGGACCCACCACTACTTGATGGATTATGACATAAAAGAAATATTGTCCGAACTGGGGTACTCCCTCCTCGACATGGGAAAGGAATACAGAACTAGTCCTCTCTACAGAGACTCAAGTAGCAACTCTGTTTTGTGTATAAAAAAGGATACGGGACGCTGGATCGACTACAAAGACCAAAGATACGGCCGGTTCGAAGAGTTGGTGCAAATCACCCTTAACCTCAAAGATATTTCCGAAGCTAAGCAATATCTGGTTAAAGAATTTCATTTTGTAGCTCCCAAGCTGGAAAAAGAAAAACTTAAGAGTCCAAAAATATTCGGGAAAGAGAACCTAAAACACATCATCCCAGCTTATTCTTATTGGACCAAACGAGGAGTGTCCCCAGACACTCTCAAGTTGTTGGAGAGCGGTGTTATGACGTCAGGAAAAATGGAAAACAGATATGTTTTTCCTATTTTTGATAGAACTAACAGGCTCGTGGGGGTAGCGGGAAGAGACATAACAAATAAGAGTCAAACTAAATGGAAGCTCGTGGGGGAAAAACGGTTATGGGTTTATCCCCTGAAGTACAATATGAAATATTTTACGAAAAACGGGAGCGTTATACTGGTGGAGAGCATTGGTGACATGTTGGCGTTATGGGAAGTTGGTATAAGAAATGTTATTGTTACTTTTGGACTTTTTGTATCACCTAAGATCAAACAAACTTTGATGATGATTAATGCTCAAAAAATTTATATAGCTTTTAACAACGATACGAATAATGCCGGAAACGAAGGAGCAACAAAAGCCTACCACAACCTCACTAAACAATTTGATGACTACCAAGTAGAAATAACCCTTCCTCCGAAAAATGACTTTGGAAACATGACTAAGGACGAAATACTAGAATGGAAAAGCCAAATAAAAATATAAAAGAAAGAGTCCTTTCAGCGTCCAGACTGAAAACTCTCGAGACCTGTTCTTGGTCTTACTGGTGCAACTACCACCTCAGACTCCCCCAAAAACAAAACGAGGGAGCTCTTCGAGGCACGGTTTGTCATTTGGTTTTCGAAATGCTCGTCAAAAAGAAACACAAAAAGCACTACACCTTAATAACCAAAGGAGGTCACATAAGGGGGAGCGCTGCGGTTTACCGTCTAGTAATGAAACACTTGATCCAAATGGAAAAAAGTTTCGACCTCCCCATGACCAACGAGGAAAACACCACCCTCATGAATGACATGATCTTAGTAGGCTTACGTTGTGACTTTTTCGGAACAGGTGGAAAGGTGGATAAACCAGAGCACGAATTCCTACTTGAAAACAAGAACCCGCCATACAAAATAAGAGGGTTTATTGATAAACCTATCGTTTATAAAAAGAACAAACAAATAAAAATTGTAGATTACAAAAGCAGTAAATATAAATTTCGAGGGGAGGAACTTCATTCTAATATTCAGGCGATGGTCTATACGCTTGCTTCTAAAAATGAATGGAAGGGGTACAAGCCCACTGTTGAGTTTCAATTTTTACGTTTCCCTAGGCAACCCCTTCAGCAGTTACAGTTCACAGATGCCCAATTGAGCGGTCTCGAATACTATTTATCCCACGCTTTCGGGGTAATAAATAACTTTACGGAAGAAACCGCGGTCACCAATTATGCCGCCGACAAAAAGAAAGATGCGTGGTTATGTAAAATAGGAAAATGGCGCTGTCCATACATTGATGCCTATGATTATTTTGTGGTAGTTGATAAAAAAGGAGAGGAGATACAGAAGTCTTTTAAGAAGGAGGACCTTCAAAAAGGCTTAAAAAAGGGGCAAAAAATAGAAACAAGAAGCTATGACGGCTGCCCACGACACAAAGGAATGTCTGAAGATAATATCCTTGACATGTTCGCCTAAAACACGTACACTCGGTGTTCATGGATGAGATACTCCCCATATTTAAAAGCCATTACAGTTTGGGACGTTCAATTTTAACCCTAAACAAACCGAAAAATACTCCTGAAAACGAAGGCGCGGATTCAATTTTTGATATTTGTCAAGAGGGCGGAATAAAAGATTTATTTCTAGTGGAAGATAATATGGCGGGTTTTTTGGAGGCTTACGCTAATGCCGAAGAGCTTCAAATAAAATTAATTTTTGGATTAAGGCTTACTTTCTGCTTGGATAACTCGAACAAAAGCGAAGAAGGGAGACGAAACTCCTACAAGAATATAATTTTTGCTAAAAACGCTGAAGGCTACAAACAACTTATTAAAATTTATACCCGCGCTGCTCAAGAAGGGTTTTATTACGAACCTCGTATAGATTTCAACAGCTTGAAGCAGTTCTGGACCGACGACTTACTATTAACTGTCCCCTTTTATGATTCGTTTCTCTACTTAAATAAATATACCGATTCGAAATGTGTACCAGATTTTTCTTACGCTACTCCTACGTTTTTTCTCGAAGATAACGATACTCTCTTAGATCGGGACATGGGTAAGAGAGTGAAGGATTTTTGTGCAAATAAATATCAAATAATTCGCACTAAAAGTATTTATTATAAAAACAGAGAAGACTTTGGCGCGTACTTAACCTTTCGCTGCATCAACAAGAGAACGAATGTTCAGAAGCCGAACATGGACGGCATGTGTTCTGGTGAATTTTGTTACGAAAGTTACTTGGAGGTGGTAAATGGATAATCACTTATTAAGGTTTCAAAAGAAAAAATTTCTTTTTTTAGATTTCGAGACCTTTAACCTTAACCATCATTCTGATTTTAACTTACCATGGCAGGTTGGTTTAATCTACCTCGAAACAGACGAAGGAGCCAACGGAAAAATAAGAAATAAGGAACTTTGTCGCCATGATCTGTACCTTAAATGGGATAGTGACTTACGAATTGGCAAGGAAGCTAAAAAAATAACTGGCTACACCGAAAAGAGATTTCAAGAAAAGTGTATCCCTCAAGAAAAAGCGTTTGAGATAGTTTACGACTTGGTTGAGAAATGTGATTATATAGTAGGGCATAACGTCTTAGGTTTTGATGTTTATTTACTGAGAAATTGGTACAAAAAACACGGAAAAAAATACAATGACCTACCGTATAAAATACTCGATACTTTTGCTATGGCAAAATCAATAGGATTGAATTATGGTTATAAAAGCGCAGAATGTAGTTTGCTAGATTTTCAATTAAAAATGATTAATATCCGCAAAAAAGGCCTTCGAACCAGTTTGGGAGCTTTAGGTAAATCTTACGATGTTAAATATGACGCCTCTAAACTTCACGACGCGTTAGCTGATTTAGAGCTAAATATAAAAGTTTGGGATAAACTTAAGTATCACATAGATTTTTAAATAAAAGTGTAATGTAGGTATAATACCTGCATGCCAAGTCTAGATTTTATATATGACATCACAGAGAAGCTGGATGAAGAAAAGCTCGATTACCTCGTGCTCGCCATCAGAGAAGGGCGCAAAGAGGACAAAGTTGATGTGTTTTTTAGAGTGGATAAAGAAGCAGAGCAGGTTTTCATCG